ACGCAAGAGGCCATTCAAGTGCTTGTCCATATCGACCGCACCGTTATCGAGGTCAAACTTGGCAATATTGGTCGCGTAATCATAGCTAATGTTGCTGTTGGCAGCATTGGCCGGAAAAACAGGAGCGCCCAATTGGTTAACAAACTGCACATAGCCCAGGTTGTAATTGGTGATACGGTAATAGGTGCCCGCAGCTTGCTCGCCTGAACCGTTATATTCTGCGATCACAACATTGTTATGCTTGACTACAATCGGGTTGGTGGCTGTGCCGACAGTATTGCCTTGCAGGTCGTATTGCTGGTGTTTCCGAACAATCGGGAACTGCACGGTTTTAATAGTGCTAACGGTGGCGCCGTCCAACTGCGTATTGAAGGCTTCGGCAGCAATGGTCGCAGCTAAATAGCTGTCGGAGGCACGCTGCAAGGTATTGCAGATGCGACGGACAATCAGTTCTTGCATAAAGCGAGCGTTGCTGGCTACGTTGCGGCCATAGGCATCCCAATCAATACCGCTGGTTCGCGAAAAGTGCATCACTTCATTGGAAATGATGAACGATAGTTTCATCGCTAAAATGTAGGCCGTATCCATGTCCTGCTTTACGCTGGCCCTATGGATGGCGGCGCCTTCGTAGACGATGCCTTCATTTAGAATGGCTGAGCCATCGCGTGTTTCAAAAGGAATTTGCGTGGTTACCGTTGCTGAAAAATCGGTCAAGGTATTGACTAATTCCAACACGCGCAAATCGGACAGCGCTTCACGGATTACGGTGCGCTGAAAACCAATCGGTAAATTGGTATCAGCCATGCCGGTGGTTCCTACGGCAAGGCGCTTTACTTCTGAAGCGATCGATGGTGCATTAATGCGATCGAATTCGGACAACACTTTTTCAGTGAATGGGCTGAGTTTCTCTGCCAGCTTTATCTGTCTGTTGGCGTACGCTCCGGATAGTTTCAACCCGGTAATGATGCTCTCCTGCAATGATAAGGCAGTACGCTGGTCGGTCTGGGTCAGTTGCACGCTACCGGCCGGACGGTAGCCCATGCTTGCCAACTGGGTATTGACCGATAGCTGATTACCCATACTGATCTGATGTTCGGCCAGCTTGGTGACTTGCTCGGCGCTCATATCTGCGGTGATCAAGTCAGCGGCGGATGCCAGTGTTTTTTTAGCGTCTTCATCAAGAGCCTTAAGGCCTTCGGCTTCAGACAATATCTTGTTGAACAAAGCTGTGTTGGTAGTGAGCTTTTCGGCAAGTGTTTTTGCTTCTGTATCGCGTTGGTTTCGGTCTTCTGTAAGCAAACGCTTTACGTCATCTTCTGACAGCGTTTTTTCGCTGGAAGCCGCCGGGGCATTGATTGATAGCGTTACAACTTTATCGCTGATCTGTTCGGAAAGGGTTTTTCCGGTAGTTTCGAAGCTGGCGAACAGGCCGTCCAGTTTGGCTTTGTCTTCTCCCAACTCTTTGGCTGTGGTTTCGAAGGCTGTGCATAATTGCTGTACAACGGGTTCTGACAATTTAAACGCTTTAAGCGCCGCAGTCAGCCTGGCAATATAAGATTTGTACATGATGTCTAGTTCCTGTGATAGTTGAACAACGAGTTCAGGATGAATTAATAATGGGTGGTCTGATCCTGATGCCTCGGAAAGTCGCACGGGGTCCAGGTTTTTAATAACGGGTCTCACGGTCAGCGCTGCCCCGCGTAATAAGGGGCCGTGCTGTTGGCCGGCTTCGTTATCGATGTAATTTTCGTCATATTCAGCGCTCAGGTATTGGTAGCCTTTATCGCGCACGGATTCGATGCCGTAAGGCGTCCATTCCACCTCTGCGCGAAGGCGGTTTCCTTCGACGCTCAGAGTGATGATTTTGGCGGCTGCTCCTTTGCCTGGCTTATGATCGACATCGAGAAAGATGTCTTGACCGAATGTACCGGCTTTGAAGTTTTTCACCATCGACAGCAGCATGTCTTTGCTGATTGTGAACTGTCCGTAACGCGGGTCGGTGAATGTACCGGTGCGGGTCACGGTAACAGTGCTGGTGGTTTTACCTTCCGCCAGTTCGACCTTGCAACGGCTTAAAAACCGGATGGTCTTGCCGTTTTCGCCTTCTGATAATTTAATGATTTGTTTTTTCATGGTCTTAAACGCAAAAAAGCCCGTGCCGAAGAATCGGAACACGGGCTTTTCGCTTTGGGTGCGCGTTATGCCTTTATTGAGTTGCTGTTATTTTATGTGGTTATGTCAAGCAAAGTAACCGGGCATGTTGTCGAATTAATTTACAGCGCAGCTGCGGACAAAAACAAACTGTCTATTTGCTCGCTCGTCCAACCCAACCCCTGAGCCACTTGTAATACCAGCGGAGCGCCGCGTAACAATACAGCGGCATACTCCCATTCGATTTGGACGTCCTGGGGCATCGCGGCGACCGCAGCGATAACATCATCTAGCAATCCCGCAGCGAGTAACGCCAGCCGAGCTTGCCGCATAGTGATTGACTGAGGCACTCCCCCGTACATATCGGCCGCAACGGCTTCTACGATTACCCATACCCCATTGTGCCAAAAACAGCCCTCAACCTGCCGGTCATAGGCGGGCGCAGGAGTACCCGCACGAAGCATCCAGCCTTGAGCATTATCGGTAACTATGTGTTCGCCGGTATCCGGGCTGTAAAGATCGTCATTCATTGTTAAACGCCTAGTCTGTTAAATAGGTTGTAGGAATTGGCCCAGTTCGCATGGCCTTTCCACGAAGAAAGAAATCGATCCAGCGCGACATCATCGTTAGATGCGCGATATTTTTTAATTTTCCGTTTGGCTGCAATCACGGATCGACGCCTGATCAGCTTATGTGTCAGCCAGATACGATAACCAAGCCAATCAAGACCGCTCGATACATGGCCTATGCTCCTTACTTTGAAAAAGACAGCCCCATATGGACTTCTGAAAACCATTTAAGGCCCATTTGCAGAACCGCCAGCGCCTCCCGGCTGTGCGAGAAAATGACAATATCATCCATATAGCGTAGCCAATGCTTGATGCGCAGATTGTGCGTTAAATGCCTGTCAATAATATGGCCGTAAACATTGGCAAACAGCTGGCTGGTCAAGTTACCGATAGGAAGTCCACGACCATCCTTTGGAAGAAAAGTCGAAATCAACGCTAGCGTGCCCTTGCAAATGATCTTCCTCTGTATCTCACCGTACAAAATAGCGCGGTTGATGCTGGCAAAATATTTTGAATAATCCAGCTTTAGCCAATGCGTAAAGCCACGCCTCATAATAGCCTGAGCTTCAGCCGCAGCTGAATGGGTTCCTTTGCCCGTCCTGCAAGCGTAATTATTGGGCAGGAAAGTTTTATCAAAAATAGGCTCTATGACATTGCATAAAGCATGCTGAGCTACGCGATCCGCAAAGGGTAATGCGGATATCTCTCGGCGTTTTGGCTCAGTGACAAAAAAGATGTTGGGCGGAGACGGCGTATAACTACCGTTGCGTAGCGCTTCTGAAAGCAGGCGGAGGTTAGCTGCCAAATGCTCCTTAAATTGCAAATGGCCGGCGCTGTAGCGCTTGCCTTTCGATGCCTTTTGATAGGCTCGGTATAAGTTCGGCATACTGGCTATCTCTGCGATCAGGTTTTTGTATTTTTTACCCATAAAATTGCAAGTCCGTCTTTCAATAACGCTTACTCGACGTTCCCTTGACCTCGTAATGTATTTGCCGAAGCAGGATGATGAAGCTGACCACAAAACAGCGTGATCTGAGCCGGCGGCCTTGACCGGTCGGCTCGGTAGATAATCGTCGTCACTGGCAGCTCGCAGGCCAATGTTCCAGTTCGAGTTCCACGGATAGTTGTTCCAGTTGGAAGCGCGAGAGCCAGAGTTGGCGCCATTCGTACGCGTGCCGCTTTTATCTTCATCATCCCTTTACCGCCTTGCTTTTTATCCAGGCGCCGAGCATTTTTCCGGTTTCAGCGAGATGGATTGACGCCACCTCATGCTGATTACGGCTGATGAGCCGCCTGTTTTCGTGAGCAAGAAATCGCAGTAAAAACCTTAAGTGCGCAAGCCCGGCATCGGCAAGGTACAGTTTTGATACCTGAGCCGACTTGCCGGCCTGCTGGAAAAGACTCACTTGATCAAACATTGCGCCGATCAACCGATCTCGAACCACATGATGAGATCGTCTAATATTAAGCGCAATCGGATAGACGTAATTGATAAACGATTCAAATCGCTCAATGATGGCCAATTGCCGCTGACTGGAGAATTCGTTACTTAACACGTCCATCGCTCGCTTCCGCTCACTTAAACAAGTTGCATGTGGTCACTGGCAGCTCGCAGGCCAATGGCCCAGTACGAGTTCCACGGATAGATGTTCCAGGAGGAAGCGCGAGAGCCAGAGAGGGCGCCATTCGAACGCGCGCCGCCTAGCAGTGTGCGCGTATTGGTATTATTGAGCATCTGTCCTCTGCCAGTACCTGCGCCATTGTTTCCGTTAACATCGCTCCATGCGAATGCAGTTGCCTGCGTTCCGGTATCTTGACCCCATATCCAGTGGTGTCCAGAGGCTTGCTCAATGCCATATTTTGACGTGTAGCCAGCGTTGCGCTGCG